ATATTGCAGCTTTACAGGACAAGCAGGTGGAATATGCCAAGGAGACAGCTGATTACGATACATTGAAAGTCGCATTTAGCCAGAGCGGTGTGCCACATCAGATTATCCGTTCTATTATTCCACAGCTGACAGCTACAGCAAATACCATTCTTGGACAGATGACTGGCGGAAAAATGGGAGTGGAGTTCAGACTGGAGAGACTTCAGAAAAATGGAAAGGAAAAGGTATCTTTGGATATTTACATCGAGGAATATGGTAAGTCGGTGCTTCCATACCTTTCAAAATCCGGTGGAGAGAAAGTCAAGTCTTCATTATCGGTAATTCTTGCATTGGCAGAGATTAAATCATCTTCGGCAGGAATCCAGCTCGGAATGCTCTTTATTGATGAGCCTCCATTCTTGGATGGGGACGGAATACAGGCATATTGCGATGCATTGGAGACAATACAGAGCAGATACAGCAACATTAAAATAATGGCTATCACTCATGATCCGACAATGAAAGCCAGATTCCCTCAGAATTTGGATGTAGTCAAAACGGAAAATGGTAGCAAGGTAATTTATTAAGTCAGGAGCTGGAGGGGGCACTCTCCAGCATCCGAAAGGAGGATGATCGAATGCCAAACAGGATAATCAAGGAGAGCATCTGCAGGAGCGAAGAAATAGATTCTTTATCTTGGTTCGAGGAAGTTCTGTTTTATAGATTGATTGTAACCTGTGACGACTTCGGCAGATACGACGGAAGAGCAAAGATAATCAAGGGAAGCTGCTTTCCTCTGAAAGATATTACGGAAAAAGATATAGATAAGGCGCTTGGTAGGTTGTCGGCGGTGGGCTTGGTCAGAGTGTATGAGGCACAGGGAAGACCGTACCTGCAATTGGTAACTTGGGCGGATCATCAGAGAATTCGTAATCAAAAGAGTAAGTATCCCGGATTTTCAGAGGATTGTGAATTGCTGACATTTGACAGCAAAGGACAGCAGATAAAAACATCAGACAACAAATGTGTCCGTAATCCAATCCAATCCGAATCCAAATCCGAATCGGAAACCAATACAAATATATGCTCCGAGCAGACAGTAGCTGCGGAGCCGCCAGTAATAGGTATCATGATGAATACTGGTGAAGAATACCCGATTACACAGAGTTATGTTCTTGAACTCGCGGAATTATATCCCGCTGTTGACATTATGCAGGAACTAAGGGCAATGAAAGGCTGGTGTGATGCTAATCCAAGAAAACGGAAAACAGCAGGAGGAATGAAACGATTTATCAACGCTTGGATTTCAAAGGTTCAGAACAGAGGTGGAACACCTGGTTATACGCAATCTTACAATCAGACAGCCGGCGGCTCAAAGGTAGAGCAGTTTGCACAAGGAGCAAGGGAGTGGGCGAATGAATAAACAGCAATTTGCGACATTGGCAATCGGAATTAAATCCGCATATCCAGCTTCAAAAATACTCGAAGATAAAGCCTCAATGGATTTTTGGTATATGACACTTAAAGATATTCCGTATGAGATTGCCGAAAATGCTGTCATGGAGCATATTTGCACCAATATTTATCCACCCAACATAGCTGAAATCAGAAAGCTATGCATGGAAAGATGTAAAACACCAATTCTGAGTTTTGACGAAGCATGGGGAGTTGTCCAAAAAGCAATGTCCGATTATGGGTGGTATCATCCGCAGGAGGCATTTGCAACCATGGATGAGCTCACATTGGCTGTAGTTAAAAATCTTGGGTGGAGCAGGCTGTGCCAGAGCGAAAATCCAACTGCAGAAAGGGCAAACTTCCGTGAGGCTTATGAGAAAAAAGCCGCTGAAGCACAAAATACAAATGCACTTCCGGATTTCGTCGCTAAAAACAAAGTGCTGTTGCAAAAGCAGTATGTACCGGCGATTGAGAAGAAAGAGCCTGTAAGGATAGAACAGGAGAAAGAACCAGAACCGAAACCGCTCACAGAGGAACAGCGAGAAGAAAGGGCTCGCAAATTTGAAGAAATAAGGAGGAAGATTTTAGGTGGTGAAGCAGAGTGAAGCAATACAGGGAACTGAAAAAGAATTCTTAAATGAATTTCATAAACTCTGCTATTCACGAAGCTCTTGGCAGGTTTGGGCGGATTTGATGACAGCTATAGCGTGCTCAATAAGTAATGTGGCAGACAGAAGCCCGGAGCATTATGAGAGCAGAGAAAAAGAATATGCACAATGCATAGAGAGACTTGGTTCTGTAGAGATTCCTGCAAAAATGCTTGCAATCATTGTTGAAGCCCTGGAAAGAAATCCGGAACAGGATTTCCTTGGAGAAATGTATATGCAGCTAAATCTTGGAAATCACTGGAAAGGGCAGTTTTTTACACCCTACTGTGTGTGCAAGATGATGTCTGAGATAACCTGTGAGGATGTTGACAGCCATATAGAAAAGCAAGGCTACTTATCCATTTGTGATCCGGCTTGTGGAGCAGGAGCAACATTGATAGCTGCCGCAAATACCATGAAAAAGTGTAAACATAATTTTCAAAATCATGTGGTTTTTGTTGCACAGGACATAGACAGAATAACCGGGATGATGTGTTACATACAGCTTTCACTTTTGGGGTGTGCAGGATATGTGTGTATAGCAAATACGATTACAAATCCTTTGACGGGGCATGTACTGTTCCCTAATGAAAAAGAGGGACAGGAACTCTGGTATATGCCAATGTTTCAAAATCAAATATGGACATGGAGAAGATTGTTCCAGTCAATGGGCGGTCTTGGTGGAACTGCAACCACCGAAAAAACAGTGGAAAAAGAGCACTTTTATATGTTTTTCGATTTCGATAAAAAGGAGGAAGCCTATGGAAACAGGTAGAAATGTAATGCACTACGCATTAGGAGATAATCAAGATTACGAACACGAATGGAGCAAAGCTGTTCTTGAGTATCTGGAAAACGGATATTCTTCGGAGGATGGCAAGAGCGAAGTTGAGGTAGGGAATACTACCTACAAGATATTAAAGAGAGAGAAAGTAACCGCATTCTATGACGCTGACGGTAACACATTGTTTGATATAGAGAACGACAGATTAAAAGAAGAATATGAGGCTATGGATTTTTCGGCATCCGGGCCGCAGTCGGAAATGGGAAAGGTTATTTCAAACATCGAACAGCAGGCATTTGAGCAGGCGGTTAATGATGATATAGATGCAGATGATACTGTCCCGATGGGAACAGCAAGTCTTAAAGAAATTGTGGAAGGAATCCCAGCGCCTACACCAGAGGAAATTGAAGCTGCGAAAGAAAATAATAACAGTTCTGTTTATATCGGAGTTGTTGGAGCAGTTACGAAGTTACAGGAGGAGTTGAAAAAAGCTAAGGATAAGTCATTTGCAGATCCAATAATCAAACATCTGATTGAAAGGTGCAGGGAATCAGAAAGTCTTGCTTCGGATGTATGCCAGGATCACAAGACTTGGGAGAAATGCTACAAATACATTTACGAGCAGGCAAGAAAGCAGGCAAAAGGTAGTAGTTGTGCAGTTCGTGATGATGTGGTGTATGAATGGGCTGAGGACTATTATCACAAGGACGATAAGGCAGAGGAAGAAAAGAAAGCAAGAGAGAAGAAACAGAAAGAAGAGTCTAAAAAGCTGGATGCGGCGGCAAAGCGTGCACAGGAAAAGGCAAAGAAAAACAAGAAAGAGGAAAAAGCTACGGAAAAGAAACCTGCTGTCACTGAACCGAAGAAGACTGAGAAAAAAGAAGCACCTAAGAAAAAATCAAATGAGCTCGAGGGACAGATGGATTTGTTCTCCATGATGGGGTTATAAGGAGGCATGCATAATGGAAAAGAGAAAATTATCTGCCATACCAAGAATGGAAGCTACTCCGGAAATGGTAGAAATGGCTGACAGAATGCCTGGGATAAAGCATATGGTTACGGCCGAACTTGTGGAAGATAGCAAAATACTGCTTCTAAATTTCTTTGAGGTCTCGAAGCTCAAAAAGGGAAAAACAGAAGCAGCATTTAGGACATTCCTGTCGAGTGATGATTATATCACGCAGGATCTCTCGGTGTCAAAGGTTAAGTGGCTTACAGCAGCATTTGATAATATGCAGAATTTTAGAGTATTTGAATATAAGTGGGATGGATGCAAAAGCCAACACATTCCATTGGTATTTATCTGGTCTGCAACTGATAAGGAGACGATTGAGAAATTCTTTAAAACTTATAGCAAAAAAGATGATGAATCTGTGTGGAATGCTATCGGAAGATTTCAGGATAAAGTCAAAGCTTCACGATTGGAGGAAAAACACAGAAAAGTGCTTGCACCGATTGATTTGAAAATGGAACCGATAGTAGAACCGCCGCAGGAGTTCAGAGACTGGGTGTGGGAATACGGAATGAGTTTCAGTCGGTACGGAATATACAAGGAGACCTCGAAAGGAAAGGCAGAATTCGAGTGTACATACTGTAAGAAAATTGGGGTTGTAGACAGATCAAAGGTAAGACTTCGCAACAATGAAAAGGGTGAGTGCCCTTTCTGCGGAAGCAAAGTAACGTATAAAGCCAGAGGAAAGATGCCGTATCAGATAGTAGATGAAAGATGGTTTATATATGTGGACAGGCAGGAGAAAGGATTTCTGCTTCGGTACTTCAACGCAAAGAGACATATTAAAAATGACGCTTGTATAGAGACGAGTATATTTAAGAAACGAATAGAAGAATCATTATTTGAATATAGCCGGAGCTTCTGGACGTTTGTTGGAAATACTCCAATGAAAGAAAGTTATGAGTGGGGAGTATATCATCAAAGAGGACTTTCGAGATGGATTCCAGATGAGGGAAATATTGCTTGTATGGAATCTATACTCTATCCGGGAAATCTTCCACAGGCATGGGAGCACACACCGATGAAGTATTCCGCACTGGAAATTCTAGCACAGAACATCCCGACCACAGCTTTCAGATATGAGGATGCCCTTGATGTTTATCTGAAATTCCCGAAGCTAGAGTGGTTCTGCAAAATGGGCTTGAACCAGCTGGCAAAGGATGTGGTAAGAGGCTACAACTACAGCGGAAACATGACGGGGAAGGTTAATTATAAGGCTGGAACCATCTATGAGATCTTAGGGCTAAATAAGGTCAATACGAGGACATTACAGGCAATAGACGGTAATCATTATGAGCTCCGACTATTGCAGGTGGCACAGCAGCTTGATATCCAGATGAAGCCGGAGCAGTTAAAGGAATTTTACGAAACCTTTGAATGCAACACAGATCTTCTGAGGGAGAAGAATAGAAAGGTATCGCTCCATAAGCTCTGCCGGTACATAGACAAGGAGAGTGAGAGATACCCGATCGGAGAAAAGAACGCCTGTATGTGGGGCTATTCCTACAACAGGTACAAAGAGAGGACAGATCCACGAATAGAGAGAAAACAGAATATGGCACATGACTGGCTTGAGTATATAGGATGGTGCCGGGAACTGAAATACGATCTGGATAACAAGTTTATATACATGCCAAACAATTTCAAAAAGGTACATGACAGAACTGCGGAAGAATATAAGGCATTGCAAGATAAAAAAGCTGCAGCTGAAAAGAAACGTAGAGAGAAACTTGCTGCCAAGAAAATGGCCGAGACCAAAAAAGCGATGGAAGAGATATTTAGCAGGAATGATGGGGTAGATGCTTTCCAGATAAAGGGAAAAGGCTTGATACTGGTGGTACCTCAGAGTGGAGATGAAATCCGTAAGGAGGGCGAGGCTTTGCACCATTGTGTCGGAGGATATGTCGATAGAGTGGCAAGAGGAGAAACGAATATTTTCTTCATCAGAAAAGCGGATCATCCAGAGAAATCCTACTTCACTATGGAATGGAGAGACAACAAAATCATTCAGTGCAGAGGCTTTAAAAACTGTG